CATTTCTACAAGACCACCTAATAATCTTACTGGAATTGATATTAATGCAGCTCCTAAACTATATGCCCATCCAATTGCATTTGTAAAGAAATTACCAACCACCCTAACGCCAGAAGATAATGATGAAAATGAAGTAATTAATCCATCTACTGCACCAACAACTGTACCAATTGAACCTGCAAATATAGTTCCCATTATCCCAGATAGGCTTAATGTAGACTTTCGTAACCTACCAAATATATCTCTTTTACCTGTATCTGCTAAAGTTGATCCTAGATTTTTTATTTTATTTGATAGACTTGTTGCTGATGTACTAGTTTCTTTTGCAGCCTCGTTCCATTTTTCAAAATTTTGACTACTACCTAAGGTTTTATCAGCCATATCATCTAATAATGGAATTGTATCTTTTACTGCTTTAGATACATCCTTAGCTTCTTTAGATGCACTTTTAGGATTAAAATTTTTATAAGCTTCATTTAAGGCAACAACAACTGACATTTGTTCAGATAATTGTTGGGTTACTGCTTGAATTTGTCTTGCAGCCTCTCTTGCAGAATCTGCTGCTTCCCTAAGCTTCTGTGGATCAACTTCAGCCATAACGTTTATATCTTAATTATATTTTATTATTAATTAATGCCATTATTTGACGTTGATATGTGTACATTCATAATATTATATATTATAATTTTATTAACCATGGTTACCCCTTAGAGGTTGCCTAAAAAGTGACGAGTGGGCATTCTGGAGAGATCTAAAAGTGGTTTAGATGATTTGAGATAAGGTATGAATTTTAATTTAATAAAAAATTTATTTATCAATAAAACAACGGTTGATAATCCTAAATTACAATATACAATAGATAAAATAATTGATGTATTTCAACTTATTGAATTAAATAACAATTGTTGGATTGCAGGAGGTTCTATATGTGATACTTATCATGGTATAATCCCAAAAGATTATGATATTTTTTTTGATAAAAAAGAAAATGCAATTAAAGCATATAAAAATTTTATCAAAAAATTTCCAAATGCTTTAATTGTAAATGAAGATTATCATAAAGCTAGTGTTAAATTAAATAATATTACATATGAATTTGTGTTTAAAACAAATTTTTCGCCTAAAGATACAATAAAAGAATTTGATTTTACAATATGCCAAGCTGCTATTGATTCTAAAGGTAAATTATTTTGTGAAAAAGAATTTTTAAAAGATATAGAGTCTAAAAAAATTAAAATTTCAAATGATTATAATTTATCAGTTAAATATTTTATTAAGCGTTTACAAAGGTATGTAAAAAAAGGTTATCATGTCCAACATAATTATATTGATATAACAAAATATTTATATAACCAAATTGGTCATAATCAAATTGGTTATGATTATGTTGATTATACTAGTTGTTTATTTTTAATTTATTCTTCGATAAGAGATGCTAATCACGGAATTATTTGGGATGTTAATAGTTTAGATAAAAATATTAATAAAATTTATAGAAACAATACAATTAGTACTGGTAGTTCTTTTTATTAATTGTTACTTCTTAGGTTACCCCTTAGAGGTTGTCCAAAGAGTGACGAGTGGGTATTCTCGAGGGACCTAAAGGCGGTTTAGATAAAAGAGGGCAAGTTTATAATAAATTAGATCAACCCCAATTATCGTTGATAATTGGGGTTGATATTTAATTGTATAATTATTTATTGGACTTGTTGAATATTGTTAGATACCACAAAATCTAATGAAACAAATTCAACAGTCTTAGTGGGAACAATATAAATTTTACCTCGAATTACATTGTTTAGAACATCAGTTTGGGTTGTTGTGCTTGAATCAATTACAACTTGGAATCGCTCTAAACCAGCAAGCGCCTGTACTCTTTGAAGTCTTGGAGTAACTGCGGCACTAAATTTAGCAAGGGTTGTTTCACGATTAGGTTCGAAGATAATTGTATTAGCAACTGTTCTAACCTGACGTCGTAGATCAATTAATAGTCTTCTTACGTTAACTCGATCAAGGGCACTAGCTGCCTGTTGTAATGTTCTTTGCCCCCAAATAAGAACACCACCTTGAGGGTTAGTTCCAGATTGAGCAGATCCCGGAAATGATGTAATTGGATTAATATTTACATCATATAAATCATCCATATTTTCTTTCTTTAGACGAACCTTGGTTTCTAATGCAGTAGCAAGAGCGCCTCTTGCAAAACCAGCAGGTGCAAACCAAGGATGACCTATTGAATCATTTAGTGCCATTGCACCTAGAACCTGTACAGAAGGAGGTACAAATAGATTTGTATTTGTATTAGGATCTGTCATTAATACGTCTGGGAAATATGCAGTTGCAAATGAATTATCAATTGCTCTAGAACTAAAATCATTAGCTGTGTTTTGTACTGAAATAACTTGAGACCCAGACCTAACAAGATTATTTTGTGTATCCCTTTCTTCAATATCCATTAGGTATAGAGCATCAAATCTTTCTTCTGTACTATTAGCAGCATAATTAGTAACAAGTGGTACTCTAATTCCAGGTACTGCTAGCAATTGAATATCAGTTGATACTACATTACTCATAATATCAATTGCTTTTGTATATGCCCTTACGTTAGGACCTTCATTTTGTCCACGATTTTCATCATCTGTATCGGCACGTACTGCGTTATTATTAATTTCATATTCATCTTTATCAAAAATGTTGACACCATCAAACCCACCTTGCATAAAGAATGTATATTTTAAGAATCTTCTATTTGAAGGTGTAAAATCCTTAGTCAAAAGACTACGAGTTTTTGTAGTATCATTAGAAGAAATATTACCATTTCTTACATATACAGCTTGATCCCAACTATTAGGGTCTGCCTTAGTTGTAGAACCAGTAACTACCTTTAGGTTCTCAAGAGTAAAGATACCTTTATTAAATTCATCTGCATCAAGAACACCATTGGCGACAGTTGTAGGATCACCTGGATTATTACCAGTTACAAAGTTTGCAATGCCGGTCATAAAATCAGGATAAAATTTAACATGAGACATCATACTCTTATTTTTAAGTGTTGATCCATTAGGGGTTGAAAGGTTTGTAACATGTTCAAATTGATAACCCCAGTAATATTGAGCCTGAACTGATTTTTTAGCTCCACTACCTTGTGTAATATCACTTCTAAAAGGTACCGGAGGGGTTACTGCGCTCTTTAACCAAGTTGCTTCAGTTCCTGCTGAAAGAGGTGCTGAACCAGATGTAACAAGATGAGCTGGGCCACGAATACCAACAGGTAATGCAGTAGGATCAACAGCATAATTTTCAATATCGGTAGATACTTCAACACGAATTAAATTTGATTGATTTTCATATTGACCTTCAATTACTAACTTTTGTTCTGCAACTGAACGATCAAAATCAAAGTAACCATTTGCATCACCAACAACTTTAGCAATATAACGATCAGAATCTGGATCTAATGTTAATCCTCTCCAGGCTTCTACAGGCGCTAATTCTGTATCTCTATCGTTCCAATTGCGAATTACTAGATCAAAAGAACCATATTTGTTATTAGGATCAGATGAATTAACTAGATTTTCAATTGAGAATTTGTATTTATTAGAAATTCCAGCGCCAGCATCAAGAGCATGAATTCTGAATAAATTATATCTAGTACCACCAAACTTTTGAGATATTAACCAAGGAGATTTCGCATAAGAAAATCTATTTTCAAAATTTTCATAATTAGGTACTGTACTAGAACCAGTATTTCTTCCTAATGAGCTTGTTGTTAAAAATGCAACCTTTTCAACCCCTGATATGCTACCAAAGGCAGTTGCAATACCAGAACTAGTTACGTGTGCTGTAACTGGATGTACATCCCAATGAGTATATAAATAATGACCAGCCTGTTGATATTTATAAGGGTCTACGTTAAGAACATTAGAAATATAATTTGGTGATGTTACATCAAATGATGCTGTAATTACATTAGGATATAATGGATCTGTACCTTTATGCCCGTTAAGTAACATTACAAATTCTTGTTTTGAATTATTACCATCAAGTAATGTGACTGAACCAGTAAGTAATCCATTAGAAGCTGCATCTGTAGCGACCAATGTTGAAGCGGGCGCTGCAGAATTACCTTCATATGAAGATGATAATTTAGCAATTACGCCAGAAGGAGTCATAATAATCCCACGAATAATAGGTTGAGCGACAGGATCGGACCCAAAATTATGAAGACCAGCTTGACTAAATGTAGTCGAACCAGCGCTTTCACTCATAAGGCAACCTAAGAAATATGTTCTGCCAGGAACACCACCAGCATTTGCATAAGGATTTGCTAATAACAACCCTTCATCACCATTAGGTTGTTCTTCACCTACAACAAATCCGGCATTATTA